ACTTGCTATAAAACTCAGACTGAAATATACAATACTAAGCATTACTGCCATTGCCACACATGTCCACAAAACCAATTTAGTTTCCATTTATAAATCTCCATCTTGTCTGTGTTCACTATAATGAACATCAAATTCTCCACCAGGATAACGTGCCTTCAGTTTCTCTACGTTCATCTCAATCACTTCATCAAAGGTTGTATCAAGTGCCATACATGCCTGTGCCAGATACCAACAAATATCTCCCAGTTCACGTTTCATATGGAAGACATTCTCTTCATTATAAGGTTTACCCTGTAAGAAAATTTTCTTTACCACTTCAGTAAATTCGCCTGCTTCTGCAGATAATCCAAGAGCAGCAGTTAAAAGTTGAGTAACATTACAATCATCAGTGACTTCAAGTTCACTTAAGCGTGCTGCAAGAACAGGCCAATCAAGACTTGCATCACTTGTTACTCCTTTAACAAATTCAAGATATTTTTCAGTATCAACTTTAGTCATGAAAATCAGGGATAAATGGTTCTTGGCAATCTTTGGGGAGTTGTTGAATAGGAAGTTTTTGTTCTTCTACTTCAATATAATCCATCTGTTTCCAACTACCACCAACACCGCCGTCCATATTGACAACGATATCTTTAGTTGGAAGTTTGGGTCTTTCTAAAAGTTTGACATCAATGGTTTCATAGATTGGTTTGAATTGGTAATAGTGTCCATCACCTCTTGTCCCAATAAGATTAACAGCATCTTTAATGGAACCACAATCAGCAATCTTTTTACCAGTTGGATCAAATACAGAGTAGTATCCGTTCAAAACTTGAATCCCTCAAATAATTTTTTTGGTTTGTGTTCATCATTATTATACTCCTCTTCCTTACCACTGTCAAGAATATCATTCTGTGCAGTCTGCTCACAATCATAGAGTCGCATCTTGGCACGATCAATACCAACAACCAATCTCTTGTTTACATTTCCATCATTATATCTATTCTTCAATTGCTTTACAAGTATCTGTCCCAAGGATTCGAGTTCTTCAGTTGAAATAAGGGCAAACATAAGATCAGCAGTAGCAGGGAGACCAAAGGACTCAGAAGTGTCAGTAAGCTCAACGTCAGAGCTACCATAACCAGAACGAGTGGTCTGCGTGGCAGAAACGATAGGGACGTTTGCTTCAACAGCCAATCCTCTAAGTTCTTCAGCAATTGCTTTAATATATGAATATGAATTGACATTGCTGTTTCCGCGATACCTAGAGGAAGCACATATATTAAGGTAATCAATGAAAATAATATCAGGTCTAAATGATTTCTTAAGTGCAAGTTCATTAAGAAGTGATGTAAAGTGTCCACTATGTGCGCTTGCAGTTGGATATTCTTTAATTATAAGAGTGCCTTGAGTCTTGTCTGCAAGTTTTGTCACTTTACTTTCAAACATTTGTATAGGTAGATCAGTTATCTCCTGGATGTTAATATTAAGAAGATTTGCATCAATTCTTTCTGCAATCTTTTCTTCTGCCATCTCCATAGTAATATACAATACGTTCTTACCGGCAAGAAGAGAAGAAGAAGCCATATGACACATGAATAAGGACTTACCTACACCTGTGCCAGCAAGAGCAATATTAAGTGTCTTATTTGGTAGACCACCTTTAGTAATCTTATTAAAATACTCAAGGTCAAATTCAATCTTATCTTCTTTACGATGATAAGATTCATATCTTTCCTCATAGTCAAGTAGATAATCATGCCCAACATGAGAATCAAAAGAGACTGCTAATGCATCTGAGAGGATACTGGGAATAGCATCACGATCCTTTTCCTTATCCTTCCCATCAGCAAGTGCAATGGATTCCATCAATGCCAAATAGATAGCACGATCACGGCACCATTTTTCAGTAGTATCAAGTAACCAACTATAATCTGTAGGGACATCCTCCAGATAACTAATTAGTTTAGTTACTTCAGTAAAAGAAGTGTCAGTAATATCGTGACGTTTTTCTACCTCAATACAAAGAACTTCTTTTGTTGCTGGTTGATTATATTCATTAACGAAGTTAAGTACCTCTTCAAATACAATTTTTTGATTTACATCCTCAAAGTAATCCGGTTTAATAAAAGGAATTACTTTACGAAGATATTCTTCATTATATAAAAGATTTCTTAAAATTAAAATCTCAATTTTATCCATGATTTCAGAGACAATAGTTTAACATAATATATTTTTTACCTTTGAAGGTCATGAACCGTAACTAAACTCCTCTCTTGCAATTGCATCAAGTTTCTCCATCACCTCTGGAGTAAAGTATGTTTCTGGGTCTTTGTAGATTGCTTTAGCATAAACTTTCTTGCCATCTATTTCATAACGTCCGGCAACGTTCTTCCAAAGTCCGCCAATCTCACCGAGTTCAAGAAGACCATAATATCGATCAAGACCACGCTCATCGTAATAAAGACGCACCGTAACATCCTTGTTTTCTTTGCTCAAACGCGACTTTGCTGTTTTAGCTTTAATAAGATTTCCAATGACTTCTGTTCCATCCTTTTCTTTCTTTTTGCTGAGATAAATGATCGTAGACGCTGCATATTTGAGACCGCTGCCTCCGCCCATTTCTTTGGTGGGAACGTATGATCCGATGACATCATAGGTATGATTGGTAACGATTAGTGGAATTTTTGCTTGACCAAGTTTAAGTGTAAGCATACGGAATGCTCCTTTGACAAGTTGGGATTTGGTCATGTCCCTAACTTGCTTATCGTTAAGTGCATCGGTGATCTCCTTCTCTGTAGAAAGCATACCTAAAGAGTCTAGCACAAACATACATGGCTTGCGTTCGTCTTCAGGTTTTTTTGAATATATATCTACTGCCTGCAGTGCTTTCTGTCTAAACTGTTCAATTGTAACAACGTTAATAACAACCAGTCTGGTTAAGTCAATGCCACGACTTGTAAGAAGAGACTTGTTAACTGCTGCTTCAGTGTCAAAGTACAAACAGTAACCGTCAGGATTACTATCCAAAAAATTCTTAACCACAGCGAGACTAAAGAAAGTCTTCCCAGTAGAAGACTCACCAGCAATGGCAGTAATCTTATTCCCAGATACACCACCAAATATGCTACCTGAACAAAGTCCGTTAAAGATGTACGAACCTGTGTCCACGTAAGTTTCTGTGTCGTCGATGTCTGAGGCGAGTTGGGTGTAGTCATCTCCAATCTCTTTTACAATCTCTTTTAAAAAATCCATTAAATAACAAATCCAAATTCTTCGCGGGCTACTTTTTTATATGTATCAGGGTTGGTCTCCCTAATCTTTTTAATAGTATTAATTTTTTGATAGAGAGCAGCATCTCCACCAAGTCTTAATGCACTTACAATAGTTGCAAGTTCTTTATCGTTGATAGGCAATTCCATTTAAGTAAAAAATAGTTCGAGGTTTACAGTTTTTTCTACATTCCATCCAATAGCATCCAGAATTGACTTCAAAGGTTCTACAAAAGACTTCTCAAATTGTAAGTCATAGTCCACATACTTGTCAAGGTTGAGTTCTTTAGGAAAATCTTGAATGAATGAGATAACATTCTCATGGATAGTATTTGGTTTTTTTAGATAACAAAATTTAATTTTTTCACCATTCATTATTAATGAGTACTTGTTATCCAATTTGTTCTCTTTAATATAATGATTAAACAAGAGAGCTCCACGAACATGTATTGGTGTTCCTTTTGAATAGATGCTTGAGGAAGATTTATATTTAACAACATCAGATACCGATCGTGGAAAAGAAATTTGCTCTGGAGGAAGAGACTTAAACTTACTACGACTCTTATCAATGAAGTCAATCACTTCGTCTTCTGTTCCACTCATCATCAACTGGAGGGCATCTTTAATCATCTTACGACAAGGTGCCGGAGTAGAAGATTTTACTGCCTCAATACCCATCATCTTGAGTTTGGGTTCAGAATACTGAACACCCTCACTGTTCCATACGTTTAGAATATAACGTTTCTTTGCAGTCCAAATACCACGATCAGCAATATTCTCCCGCTTCATTTGCATTTTCTGGTCATACGCCGAGACATAGTCAGCCAGTTCCTGGTAACATTTTTCGATATATGGTTCAAACTTTTCTTCGCAGATCTTATCAAGTATTGAAACAATTGCTGTTTTATCCCCAGACTTAGAACCAAAAAATTTATCAACAAGAGGTCCGAGATTAAGATAGATTGAGTCAGTGTCAGATGCAATGACATAATCTACTTTCTCCGTTTGCAAAAGAATATTTAGATAAGAATTCATCTTATTTTCAATCCATCTAATCGACACTTGTCCTGAGAGCGTAATTGCTTCAGCGTTCGCCAATTTGTAGTATCTAAAATACTGGTTACCGATAGCACCATAAGCAGAGTTAAGAGAGATCTTCTTAGCCATTTGAATGTTGTTACACCTGGCAATCTCTTTCTCAAGTTCTTTGGTAGGAGTTTTTTCATATTCCTGTTTTGCTTGGAGCATTTTCTTTTTGAAAATTACCCTGTCTCCATACATCTTTTCCATGAGTTCTGGTAAGAACCCACGAACATCTTTACGATACATTGCGCCATTAGCACATACTGCATTATCCTTGTACATCTCAAAACTTATTTTTTCATCAAGAATTTTATCAACTGATACTGTTGGATGTTTTTCGTCAAGTATGGTTTCTGGGGAAATATTATATTGCATAATAAGATGAGGGTAGAGAGAGTTAAGGTCAAAAGACACAACCCAATCATACTTTCCCGGAATCGGTTCCTTGACATATGCTCCCGCATACTTTTCGTTCTTCTGAGATCTATTTTTAGGAGGAATAACAATATTCCTCTTCTTCAAATAGTTGTAGATAATGTTATCCCACATACGAACTTGATAAAAGACATCACCATAATTGACCTTAGCATCATATGCCATAGTCAAAGCAAGTTCAATTAATTTCATCTTGTCTTCCAAACGGTCAACAAGTTCTACGTCAACAATATTATATTCAATATACTTTTGCCATCCATGAGTATAGAAATCCTTGAAGGTTTCAAACTCAGAGTGATCTAATTTCTTCTGACCAAGTTCCACTTGAGCTATGTAGTCTAGACGATAAGATTCTTGCGCCTTATATGTAAACTTCTTATACAAATCCAAATAGTCAAGTTGAGTCACACCACCAACATCAAAGATGGTATGTTTACGACCCATAATATAAGTCTCACTTTCACTTACAAGACCCCATGGAGAAAATCTTTTCATTATCTTTTCACCCAATACACGATTGAGTCTCTTACAGATATATGGAATATCATAAAGTTGGATGTTCCATCCAGTAATTACATCAGGAACATCTGACATCCAATAGTTAATGAAGTGACTTAATAATTCATGTTCTGTGGGACAATGATAGTAAGTTACATTTTTTTGTTTATTGAGAAATGGTTTTATTCCCCAGGTTGTAATCTTTTTGGTATTATACTCTTGAATAGTAATGGCAAGAATTTCTTCTGATGCAGATTCTACATCAGGGAATCCCCTTTCAGATGCAGTTTCAATATCAATAGTCACAAGTTTGATCTGACTAATATCAAACTTAATCTCATCTTGAGGATATTTCTCAGAGATATATTGGTAGATGTAGCGATCATTGCCGTAGATAGAAAATCCTTCTACCTCATCATACTTTTTATAAAAGTCTCGACACTCACGAACTGTTCCAGGATAAATTTCCTCTACAGATTCTCCACTTAATGTTCTATATTTAGAATTTTTCTTTGATTTAACAAACAAAGTAGGGAAGAACTCATCCCTATATTCATACCTTTCACCATTATCAACACCCCTGACGAGGAATTGATTTCCAATCAATTGAACATTAGTGTAGAAACGCATCAAACAAGGCCCTTGTAAATGTCAAGAATTTGCATTGTAGGTTCAGCAAGAGTTAGAATCTTATCAGAACTCATCATAAAAGTATCATCGGAAGTAATTCCATCCAACCATTTATTCAAGTATATTTTATTATCTTCTTGAATAAGAACCTCATATGGTTTCACCAATTTACAACCTGGTTCACCAATATCAGCACCCACCTCCTCAATCTGTGAGAT